GCTGAAACTCACAAACCAGAGGCTATTTCTGCTGTAGAGTTTACAACCATTGCTTATGGTTTAGGTACAGTAGTTGAAAAATTCAGAAATAAATCTACCACAACAGAAATTTAAATTTTATGAACATTAGACAAATTAATTTTCCTAAAGGACAATATTTTGAACAGGTTTTCCCTAAAACTCAAATATATTTACATCATACCGCTGGTGCACCAAATGCAGACCAAGTATGGCAATGGTGGACTCAAGATAAAACCCCTATTGCAACTTGTGTTGTAATTGATGATAGTGGTGAAATTGTTCAGGGATTTTCATCAAAATTTTGGGCTTATCACTTAGGTGTAAAAACAAGTCATTTTAGTGTATTTAAATTGCCTTACAAAAATCTAGACCAAATATCAATAGGAATTGAATTAACCAATTGGGGTCAATTAAACGAAAGAAATGGTAAATTTTATAATTATGTAAATGGGGAAATTCCTCCTTCTCAAGTATATGAATTAAGAACTCCACATAAAGGTTTTAGATATTATCATAGTTATACTGATGCTCAAATTGAGAGTACAAAACAATTACTTTTATTATGGAAAGAAAAATATAATATCCCATTAACATATAATGAAGATATTTGGGGTGTTTCCGCACGTGCATTAAAAGGAGAACCTGGAGTGTTTACTCATAATTCTGTTAGAAACGATAAAGTAGATGTTTATCCCCATCATAAATTAGTTGATATGTTAAAAACGTTATAAATAATCTTATATTGTTTGCGATGAGGATTATGAATGTGGGTAGGAAATTTAATATAACGCATATATACAACGTATAGTTGATTTTAAATAATGGATACAGATAAGATTTTTAGTTTATTTAAAACTTCTGGTGAAGAAGAAGCTTATAATGAATTAGAAAAATATAAAAAACATCCTCTATATATAATTGGGATGTTCAAAAAACTTATCAGTAATTATTATTCAAGTAAAGAAAATTTAATATTGTTTTTTAACAAAATTGATTCTGAACTATCAAAAGATGATTTAGATAGAGCTGGGGAGTTTATTGTTTTGAATAAGGCTTATGATTATATAAGTCAAATAAATATAAATAATAGAATCCACCAGGAATCTTTATTTTTTAGTTTAAAGGATCCTATATTAAAGGAAAACTTAATTTTATCTATAAGTTATTTTGAAAAATATGAAGAATATGAAAAATGTAAGGTTTTGAAAGAAATTTTAGATTTTTTAAATCTTTTTTAACTTTAGCTTGGTAACCCAATTTTTTTCTTTTAGATTCTGATTACGGGGTTTGAAGAAATAAATGTAACTAATATGAATGTGAGAAAGATGAGATGAGAAACAGGGGAAAAGGGTTACAATGGATATACAATAATATAAGTTATATATGAAAAACAGAGAAATAATAATGAGACGAATGGAGAGAGTAGAAGGGGGAGTAGAAAGACTTCAATTAGCCCTGAGACAAGGTAATTGGCAAGCAGTTGAACAGATTTTGCAAGATATGAGGGATACTATAAATGATGTTAAATCATTTGTAATGCAAGAACCTCTAAGTCCTAATGAAATTAATTAATTTATGAATTTAACAGCTGAACAAATACAACAAAATTGGGTTAAATTTTTAGGTTTTATAGAAGATCATATTTCTGAACCTAGAAAAACGAAACTACTTGAATTCTATAAAAAATATGAAGATCGATTAGTATTAATGCCAGCGGCTCATAAAAAAGAATATCACAATGCATTTCCTGGAGGTTATGTAGAACATGTTAATAGAGTAGTAACTTGTGCTCTTCATTTACATGAATTATGGGGTAATATGGGGGCTGAATTATCTACATTTACTAAAGAAGAACTAATATTTTCTGCTTTAAATCATGATTTAGGTAAAATGGGGGATGAAAATGAAGAATCATATATTTCTCAGACTGACCAATGGAGAAAAGACAAGTTAGGGGAAGATTACATGTTTAATAATAAAATCCCATTTTCATCCGTTCCTGATAGAGGATTATACCTACTCCAGAGTCATGATATCAAATATTCGTTTAATGAAATGATTGCTATTCAGACTCATGATGGGTTATATGATGAATCTAATAAAAAGTACTTAATGAATTTTATGCCTGAACAAAAACCAAGGACTTGTTTACCTTATATTCTCCATCAGGCTGACTTAATGGCTGCTCGTATTGAGTTTGAAAGAGAATGGTTACCTAAATTTAAAGGAGAATCAAAACCTGAGGGAAAATCAGATAAAAAGTTTACTCTAGAAACATCTCCCAAACAAACTCCAGTAAAACAAAAAGCTTTAGGTAGTATTAAAAGTAATGGATTAAAAAACTTGTTAGATAACATATGATATATGTAATTATAATATTGTCAGTACTTGTTTTAGTATTAAGTTATGCTGTAAGAAATTTACTTCTTAAAAATGAAAAACAAGAAGATATTCTAGCAGGTTATATGACCTATCTAAACAAAATCTCAGATACAATTGAGATAGCAGATAAAAAATTACAAGAAGTAGATCACAGGGGTTCATTTAGATCAGATGATGAAGTAGGATTTGTTTTTGAACAAATAAAATCAATCCAATCCATATTAAATACATTTATAATTAAAGAAATTAAATAATATGGAACAATCGGTTGAAGCTATTAAAAAAAACAAAACCCAATACTTTACTCAGGATACAGAAGATGCTATTATATTATATAACAACACTTCAGACCCCGAACTAAAAAACAAAATATATAAAGAAAAAATCCATTATGCTTTTTATAAATTAGCAGAAAATTTAATTCATACATTTAAATTCTACCATACTGAGGTTGATAATATAGAGGATTTAAAACACGAAATAGTTTCATTATTGGTAGAAGATAAAATCCATAGATTTAATCCTTCTAATGGAGCTAAAGCATATTCATACTTTGGAACTATAGTTAAAAATTGGTTAATTATATATAACCAAAAAAATTATAAAAAAAAGTTGATGCCGTTGATATTGATGTTTTAGATGAAAGTGAAAAACATTCATATGAATTAGGAAATAATGTATTTAAAAATGATATATTAAATTTTTATATAGATAAATTTGTTGAATATTGTACCACAAATATTTATAATATTTTCCCCAAACATGAAGATGCTCAAATAGCTGATGCCATATTAGAACTCTTCAGAAAAAGAGAACATATTGACATTTTTAATAAAAAGGCATTATATATCTACATTAGGGAAATAGTTGATGTAAAAGCCCCAAAAATAACCCGAATAGCAAACCAATTACATAAAATTTTTAAAAAAGGATATTTATTTTATTTAGAAAACGGATATATAAAATTTTAATTTTCCATATTTATTAATGGTATTCTTATGTCTCAGTTTGATAATATAGTATTTGGAAAAAAGAAGTTTTCTTCTATTTTAGAAGAAATATACAACAATCAAAAGAAAAAAGATCAACAGGTAAATGCTTTAATATCTGAATTAAAACCTCTTATTTCTGATATAGGGGATGCAACTTTAATTGTTCCTTTAATTAAAGAATATATGGAAATAGGAGTTAAAAATGATGATTTATTAATTAAAATGGCTGCCTTAGCTCAAAGAGCTATGCAAACCCAAACTTCTGACGGAAGTTTAGGAATTTCAGATGAAGAAAAAGAACAATTATTATCAACTGTTCAACAGTTAAAAGAATTAAAATAAATGAGTAAATATGGATTTTCAGCATTAAATCAAAATTTAAACCCAAATATAAATAATGGGTTTGCTGTAAATGCATTATCTCAACAAGCCAATTTAATAACCCCAGTAAGAGTATTAAGTATAGTTTTAAATGAATCTCATCCAAGATTTCAAGAATTAGGTCAATGGAATGCTTTAGGTACTATAGAATATGAGGATGTAATAAATCCGTTACCATCCCCCTCTTTACCAACAGCTAAACCGGCTTTAAGTAATAACAAAAAATTACCATTAATTAATGAAATTGTTTATTTACTAAACCTTCCAGATACAAATATTGATACCATATCTTCTAACTCAGAAAAATATTATATTGATGTAGTTTCATTATGGAATCATCCCCACCACAATGCTTATCCTACAACCCCCAATAGTTTACCTCCTTCACAGCAAAAAGACTATATTCAAACTCAATTGGGGAATGTAAGAAGGGTAACAGATCAATCAACAGAAATATTTTTAGGAAACACTTTTAAAGAGAGAGCAAACATACATCCTATTTTACCTTTTGAGGGGGATGTTATTTATGAAGGTAGATGGGGAAATAGTATAAGAATAGGTTCCACAGTACTTAATAACCCAAACAATTGGTCAACAACTGGTTCTGATGGAGATCCTGTGATGATTATAAGAAATGGTCAAGGAAATCAATCACAAGAAGGATGGATACCTGTTGTAGAAGATATTAATAATGATGAATCATCTATTTATCTAACCTCTACCCAAAAAATTCCAATAAATATTTCAAGTAAAAATTATTTAAGTTATAAAACCAACCCTCCCACAAACCCATCCCAATTTTCAGGAAAACAAATAATATTGAATTCTGGAAGATTAGTTTTTAATTCAACCACAGATCATATATTATTATCTTCTAATAAATCTATAAATTTAAATGCTATTGATGGTGTAAATATAGATACCCCGGTTACAACAATTCAATCAAAACAAGTAAAAATAGGTTCTAAAAACGCAACCGAACCATTACTTTTAGGAAACAAGACTATAGATACATTAAATAATTTAATTTCAAATTTAAATGGTTTTATTACTATATGCACCTCATTAGTATCCACCCCTCCTGGTACTCCATTAGTACCACTTAATGCGGCCGCTACCCAATTGTCTCAACAATTATTAACAATACAAAGTAACCTTGAAAAACTAAAATCTAATTCTAGTTATACCATATAATGGCTGGCCCTTTCCAAACTCCCGAAGATACAGAACAACTAAGACTTCAAAAAGCAGCTGAAGATGAGGCCCTATTATCCCAACAAAATTCAGAAAATATTGATTCAAACCAAATCCAAAATGCTACCCCCTCTGAATTAAAAGCAATGGGGGTTTCTAAATTACCACTATTGTTATTGGTTGTAGGAAATCAAGTTAAAAATATTATTCAACCATCATTAGATAATTTAATAAAAAAATATGTTAATAAATTTAATTCACAGGGAGTATGTTTAACTCAAGAAGAATTAAATAATTTAAGACAACAAAGAAACCTAACTGTTTCTCAATTAAATAAAGTAGGAAAAACATTAAATGTTATAACTATTTCTCTAACAGGTTTATCTACATTTTTGACAATATTACAAACAACCATAAAAGGGATAGATATAGCTAAAACAACAGCCAAAATAGCGGCTTTAATAAATCCAGCTTTAGCAGCTACTTTACCTACTGCTTTGAATACTTTAAGTACGGCAAAAACATCCTTACTAATAGATGAAAAAGGTAATTCAAGATTAACTAAATTATCTGCAATAATAGGAGGAGCAGCTTTAGTAGCATCAATTATAGGAAATTATATTTTTAGAGCCACTGAAACATTAAATCGTATAGATTTGGTTTTAAATCAATGTGACCCTAATAGTACTTTAGAACCTATATCAAAAGAAATTCAAGATATATCCTCTACTCAACAACAAGCAAATCAAACCCAAAACCAAATATCATATAATGGTTTTATAATTGAAATACAAGAGATCCCATATACACCTACAGTAACTCGCAGAAGGGCAATTGGAAAAAACCAGCAGGGTATAATTTTAATCCAAACTGAATTATCTTTCACTACAGATGATCAGACATTAATTAACGAACTTAAACTAATAATTGATAGAGACAATTTAAAAGCTTACTAATTTTAATATTTATAAACAAATGAAAACCGAAAGTTTTAAAAAACTAATTAAACAAGCAGTAAAAGAAGCTATTCAAGAAGAATTAAAAGATCTTTTATTGGAGGTTGTTCGTTCTCCTAAAACAATAGTAAATGAGTCTTTAAGAGATACTTATGCACAACCTTATATTGATAAACCTAAAAAACTTACACCTACTGAAAGACAAGCAATGTTTGGCAATATTTTAGAGGAAATGCAACATGGACAAATAGCTAATTCATCATATGCTGGTAACTTTACCCCAAAACCCGTTGATACTATTAATGGTGCCCTTCCTGAAGGACAAGTTGATTTAGACCAAATAATGAATCTAATGAATAAGTGAGTTTCGGTGCTAAAAAAATATTCCCCATTGATTTAAATCCCGGTAAAGCGGTAGGTATAAGTCTTCCTTTTAACAACCCAGGAGTATTTAAATCAACTTATACTACTAAAGATGCTATAAAAAATAATTTAATAAATTTTTTCCTTACAAACCAACCCGAAAGATACCTAAACCCAACATATGGAGCTAGTTTAAGATCTTTTATATTCCAACAAATAACAGAAGGAAACTCAGAATATTTAAAACAAGATATTCAACAACAATTAGGAACATATTTTCCTAATGTTATAATAGCTTCTCTAAATATTAATTCTTTACCCGAATACAACCAAATCTCAGTTGAATTAACATATAATGTTGCTAATACTGGTATATCAGACGAAATAAATATAGTATTTACATAATGGCTACCAAAAAAAGAAATATAACCTATTTAAATAAAGATTTTACAGAATTAAGAGCTAGTTTAATTGATTATGCTAGAACTTATTTCCCAAACACTTACAATGACTTTTCTCCTTCATCACCAGGTATGATGTTTATGGAGATGGCAGCTTATGTAGGTGATGTTTTATCATTTTATTTAGATAATCAAATACAAGAAAACTTTTTACAGTATGCTCGCCAAACAAATAATCTATATGAATTAGCATATATGTTTGGTTATAAACCAAATGTAACCCAAGTAGCCACAACAACAATAGATTTTTATCAACAAGTCCCTTCAAAACTATCAGGATCAGAATATGTTCCTGATTTTGATTATTCCCTTTTCATTCCAGAAAATTCCACTGTTAGATCTACTTTAAATAACAATAATATAACATTTTTAACTTCTGAACCAGTTGATTTTTCAGTTTCTAGTTCAAGTGACCCAACAGAAGTATCGGTATATTCTGTATCAGGGGTTAACCCAACATATTTTCTGTTAAAAAAATCAAGACAAGTTTCTTCAGCAACTATTCAAACCACTACTTTTAGTTTTGGATTACCTATATCATTTAATACTATAGAAATAAATGGAGAAAGAATTATTGGAATATTGGATATTGTAGATAGTGATGGAAATAAATGGTATGAAGTAGATTATTTAGCTCAAGAAACAGTTTTTGATTCTATTAAAAATACTAATCAAAATGATCCTTACTTATCCCAATATTCAGGAGATACACCTTATTTATTACAATTAAATCTAATCCAAAGAAGATTTACAACAAGATTTTTAAATTCAAATACTTTACAAATACAATTTGGTTCAGGTACAGTAAATGATACTGATGAAGAAATAACTCCAAATCCAAATAATGTTGGGTTAGGTTTACCTTTTGGTAAAAATAAATTGACTACAGCATATTCCCCTAATAACTTTTTATTTACTAAAACTTATGGAATTGCTCCCTCTAATACAACTTTAACAGTAAGATATTTAACAGGTGGAGGAGTTGAATCAAATGTTTCTGCCAATACTTTAAATACTTTAGTAGCAAATACTAGATTTTTAAAATCCAATTTAAATCCAATAACATCAAATACAATATTTTCATCTTTAGCTATAACCAATCCAGAAGCAGCAGATGGAGGAGGAGATGGTGATTCAATAGAGGAGATAAGACAAAATTCATCAGCTAATTTTGCTTCTCAATTACGAAATGTTACTCAAAATGATTATTTAGTTAGAACACTTTCGATGCCTGCAAAATATGGAGTTATTTCAAAAGCATATATTGAACCTACCAAAGCCCAATCAATATCAGCTGGTGAATCCCAATCAGTATTGGATTTATATGTTTCATCTTATAATGCTTCTAAACAATTAACAAATTGTTCTCCTGCTTTAAAACAAAATTTAACTACTTATTTATCCCAATATAAAATGGTAAATGATTCTATTAATATAAAGGATGCATTTATTATTAATATAGGATTGAATTTTGATATAATAATTTTGCCTAATTTTAACAGCAACGAAGTCCTAACCAGATGTATTGTGGCTTTACAAGATTATTTTAATATTGATAAATGGCAAATAAATGAACCTATTGTATTAAGAGATATTTATATTTTATTAGATAATATTGATGGGGTTCAAACAGTTAAAAATATAGAAATAACTAATTTAGTTGGAGAAGGTTTAGGGTATAGTAAATATGCCTATGACATTAAAGGAGCAACCCAATCAAACGTAATTTACCCTTCTCTAGATCCTTCAATTTTTGAAATTAAATATCCTAGCTTAGACATTCAAGGTCGTAGTGTTAGTCTCTAAATAACAATAACATGGCAGTACTTCAAATATTCCCAACTAAAGATTCAACTATATATTCAGCATATAATTTATTGAATGCTGGATTGGATGAAATAATTGAATCTACAACAAATTTTTTGACAGGTAGTCTAAGAACCGAAGGTAATTTACCACAAACCTCAAGATTTTTAATACAATTTGATCAACAACAACTAAATAATATATTTAGTGAATTAATTCATACTTCAAGTTGGCAAGCTACTTTAAAAGTATATTCTGCTGAAGCAACAGGTTTATCTAATAATACAACAATTGCAATTAATGCATTAGCTCAAGATTGGTTTATGGGAACGGGTAAATATTGGAACAATCCCGAAACTCAAAATGGTGTATCTTGGTTATATACAAACTATGCAAATGGAATTACATGGATAACATCAAGTTTTACATCTGGAACTACTGGTTCATATAGTGGTTCTAATGTTGGAGGGGGAGTTTGGTATACAGGTTCACAATCAAGTCAATCTTTTGACTATTATTCAACATTAGATATTAATACAAATGTTACATCTATAGTAAATAAATGGTCCTCTAGTTTATTTAATAATTATGGATTTATAATAAGACAAACTCAATCTCAAGAATTTATCAATAATATAAACCAACAAGTTACTTTAAAATTCTTTTCTAGAGATACAAATACCATTTACCCTCCATGTTTACAAATTTCATATAATGATTTTATATGGAATACAGGTTCTTCATCACAATCTATACTAAATACATTACCAGCAGTAGTCAATATTACCCAAAACCCAGGAATTTTTAATATAGAAAGTATAAATAGGTTTAGAGTAAATGCTAGACCTGAATATCCCATACCTATATGGACAACAAGTTCAGTGTATACTAACAATTATTATTTACCAACTCAGTCTTACTGGGCATTAAAAGATTTAGAAACAAATGAATATATAATTGATTTTGATGATATTTATACTAAATTGAGTGCTGATTCAACATCAAGTTATTTTGATTTAAATATGAATTTCTTACAACCTGAAAGATATTATACTATTTTGATTAAATCAAATATTCAAGAAACAACACAAATTTTTGATAATCAATATTATTTTAAAGTAGCCAATGGATAATGGAACAAATCAATTTAAGTAAAACAGTATATAATAAAAATCAATATGAAAAAGTTATTGATACTTCTTTTACTCAACTGATTGAACCCGAAGTTATCCCAGTAGAAATAACCCCTACAATTTCAGTAGCTGAATTTTTTCAAAATTACCAAAGTTTATTTTTTGAAATACCAAAATTTGGGAATGTAAATTCTCATGAATATCTTATTAAAACCAGTCAACAATATGCAGGAGATTTTCAAAATGATGATACAATTCAAGCTTTAATTGAAGAAATTACTCAATTAAGACAAGAAAATTTAGAATTACAACAACAAATATTAGGACAAACAACAAATGGCTGAAATTATTAATATCTTACCCATAGATCCCAATACTTTTGAATTACAAGAATATTCATTAGAAGATAATTCAATTATTAATTCATTTGATATTGATACAAGTTTTGATCCTTCTAAAGACTATATTGAATATTTCATATATGATTTAAATGGAAATATTTTAATCCAAAACAATAGTGGATATCCAGGATATAAGTTAATTGATAATAAAGTTGTTATAGATCCTGTAGCTGATGTAAAATCTTTTGGTTTTGATGAAGGGCAATACAATACCTTATATAATTTCTTAAGTCATGAACTATCTTCTAATAGTTCTGATACATATTATATTTCTCAAATAAGTCCTGATAGAACTGAAATAAGATTAGATACTACATCAATCCCTAATGAATTAGTTACTAGTTCTTCTTTAGAATTAATTTCAAAAATAAATAATTCAACAGGTAGTTATTATGATTTTTATTTAAATTTTGGAAATAATGATTTAATAATAGCGGTAAATGCTTTATTAGATGATTCTAATCCTGATAATCCTACAGTTTTAATTAAACTATATGAGGCTTTACCTATTGAATTTAATATAAATGACCAAGTATGGGTAGTTTCTCAAGTAGCTAACCCTATAGCGTATAATATTTCTATTGAAACAATAATAGAAATTCCTGAAGATATAATTAGTTTATCTGGTCCAAATTTTAATTTACCAATACAAGATCAAATAAATAATTCAACATCTTACATAAACTATAATAGTTTAAAACAAACCCCATTTTCATCAGGAACAAGTAGCTTTGATTATCAATTAAATAATATTTTATCAAAAACAGGAATATCTGTTAACATTGATTATTCTGATTACTCAAACTTCATACACTTTTCCTCAGCTCAAACAAGATTAGAAAATTTTTATTATAAATTACAACTATTAGATGAATATAATTACAGTGCTAGTTTATCTTCTAATCCATCTAGTGGTTCATATTATGTTTCATCAAGTAATGTAATTTATCAAAATAAAATAAATGAAATAATTACTGGTTTTGATGGTTATGAATATTATTTGTATTATTCTTCTGGTTCAACGGCTTGGCCTAAAACCAACTCAAATCCCCCATATATAAATTATACAACAACATCTCCCTCAGGAAGCAGTTGGTTTATTTCACAATCTTTAGTTGCTGAAGAATATGATATAGAAAATAATAATGCTTTAACATTAGCAATACCTTCATACATTAGAGAAGATTCTCAAAATGAAGATTTTGAGTTATTCATTGAAATGATAGGTCAATTATTTGATAACATATTCATTTATTTACAAAATGTTACTACAAAATTTGATGCTGATAATAGATTAAATTATGGAGTTTCAAAAGATTTAGTAGCCGATATCTTAAGGGATATGGGTATTAATATATACCAAAATAATTTTTCATCAAATGATTTATTCCAAGCTTTATTAGGATTAACTCCATCAGGAAGTTTATATAATTTACCTTATACTACAACTACCTACCCCGTACCAACAGGATCGTTTTTAGACTATATAACAACGTATATAACTGCATCATCAACATCTTCCATCACCCCCACCGATGATATAAATAAAGAACAATATAAACGTATATATCATAATTTACCATTATTACTAAAGAAAAAAGGTTCAGTAGCTGGTATTAGAGATTTAATTACTACTTTTGGGATATCTGATACTATTTTAAGAATTAATGAATTTGGAGGAAAAGACAAAAACATAAATTCATTTGACAATTGGCAAACTGAATATAATTATGCTTTTTATAACAGTGGTTCCTCTTTTATTAGTTCATCATTTACTTTAAATTCATCTTGGGGTTCAACAAACAATAAACCCTCCTCGGTTGAATTTAGATTTAAAACTGATGTTTTACCTGTTAATACAGCAAGTATATCAACCCAAATATTATGGTCCACAAATAATGGAGTATTATTGCGATTAAGATACACTGGTTCAGGATATACAAGTGGTTCTTATTCTGGTTCTATAATAGATCCTGAATACCAATATTCCCTTTTAGAATTTATACCTTCAACCTCATCTCTTTCAGTATCGGCTAGTATTTATTTACCATTTTATAATGAAAATTGGTGGTCAGTTTTAATAAATAGTTCAAGTTTAGGTTTTGAATTACTATCTGCAAATAAAAATTATACAGGAGAAGAAGGAAATACTATAGTATTTTATGCTTCATCTTCTGTAACAGGAAGTAATAATTGGTCAACAGCATTAGGTTCTAATTTTGGTCCAATATTTACAGGCTCATTACAAGAAATTAGATATTACACCCAACCCGTAACAAAAAATAGTTTTGAGGCCTATGTAATGAATCCTTATTCAACCGAACAAAGTGATTACTTGGCTTTTAGAGCTTCATTAGGAGGGGAATTATATAAATCATTAACATCAATACACCCAAAAGTAACAGGTTCTTGGAGTATTACTTCATCCTTTGTAGGAAATAGTAACCTCACAACAGGTTCAGGTGGTATTTTTATTCCAAACACAGAAACATTTTATTTTGATCAGGTTCCTGCTGGAATTCAAAATGCTATATCAAATAAAATAAAGCAACAAAATATTACTTTACCATATACTGCAAGTAATATTCCTGATAATAATGTTTTATCCCCCTTTATTTCAATTCAGCAACAATCTTTTGAAAGTTCAAGTTATACTAAAGATACTGATTATGTTGAAATAGCTTTTTCACCTCAAAATGAAATAAATGAAGATATAAATTCACAAATAGGATATTTTAATATTGGAGAAGTAATAGGAGATCCAAGATTTCAATCATCTTCATTAGATACTTATCCTGATTTAGATGCTATAAGATATAAATATTTTGAAAAATATGAATCAAATTATGATTGGAACGATTATATTAGACTAATTAAATTTTTTGATAATTCATTATTTAAATTGTTCAATGATTTTATTCCTGCAAGAACAAGTTTAGCTTCAGGTATAGTTATTAAACAAACTTTACTAGAAAGAAATAGATACCGTGTTCCTCAAGTTAGTCAATCTTCTTCAATTGCTTGGGTAGCAAGTGGTTCTACAAATATTCCTTATATTGTTGAAGATCAAACAATTACAGGTTCAATTGATGTAGGAGAAATTGAAGGGGGTAGTGGGGGTTCAATGCCTGATTTATTTGGACAAACACAATCCTTTGATTATGTTGTTAATATTACACAAAGTTGGACAGGTTCAACTCCTTCATTATTAGGAACAGTTCCTTTTATACAAACTTCACAAACAGAATTTTATGATGGACAACTAAGTGGTTCTAATTTAACCGTAACTGATGGAATCTTACAGATTCCTTCTGAATCAGTGTTAATAAATAACGCTATTGATAGTGAATTAAGTTCAAAATATTTTGATGTTGATTTTTCTTCTAACCAAATAGTAGCAGTAAATTTACAAAATATATTAAGTGGAAGTGCAACAAAAGCCCAAGTTCCTGATTCAAATTATACAACAACTCGTATAATTAACCCAAGATATGAGGGATGTAAATATCAAGGACAATATAATTACTCAGAATCATTTTCTCCTTTAAGTATACCTAATAATTATCCAATAGATAATTTTGTA